TTCGTCATCAAGTTTGCCCACAATCATGTTCTGCAGACGTTTACAATATTGATTAAAGCGCCATTCCTGTATAAGTGCTGTGCCTACTCGCCCATCTGTGTAACTTTGTGTACCGTCATCTAGCCCTGTTGGCAAGTAACTGCTGGGAATACGCAGTCCACGGAACAGTTTGTTTGTGAAGAAACGTAAGTCTGTGATTTCGCCTAGGTTTTGTCCTCCTGGGAACACATCAATACTGCTACCACGTCCTTCTGCTGTTTGTGGAAAGAAGTAATCTTCCATCATCGACAATGGATTATATGTAGCATCCATCATATTAGCACCGCCACCTGTTTGTGTTGGTATACGACGCTGATGTATTTCGTTTTTAACACGTTCTACATAGGCCATTGCCATGTGTGTTGGCATGTTGCCCACGTCAATTTTGAATACTCTACGCTCCGGTGCTCGCTGTATTCTGTATATAAGAATAGCATCTTCAAGCAGTTCTTTCTGCTTGTAAACCTTAAAAACGTTTTCCAACACACTGTTACCAAAAGGCCAATATGCATCTAAACCTTCTGTTAAACTAAGGTGTAAAACGTGTTGTGCATCAATAGCAGTTTCGTTTTGCGCATGACTGAATCTGCTACCTCCTGAATACGGAGTGTTTGGCTGTGTATAAGCACCACTAGCTCCACCTATCTGCGGATGATTCATGTATGTGTCTGTTGCGGCTACTGCTGTAACAGTGAGATTTTCAAAGTTAGGGTTAATATCTTTAATTAAATACTGCTCTGGCTTTTTGCCTTCTGCTTCGTTGACAATAACCTTGGTAACCTTGCCCATCTCTACCCACATCAACTTGAAGTTTTCTGGATCACGCACAAACACCTGATCGCCATATTTGATAGTATTACGTATGATTTTAAATGTGCGTTTGTTTAGTTCGTTCAATGCAACCCACTGTTGTAGTTGCTCTTTGATAATTTTTACTTCGTTGTCTGTGGGACTTTCTTTGAAGTGTATATCGAAGTTTGTGCCGTTAGACTCATTCTTTTGAGTCATAAACTCAGCAAGTATATCCAATGCGGCATTGATTTCTGAATCCATGTCCATCTGCTCGTACTGATTATAACGTTCAGTACGGTTTGGGTGTCCAATGTATACCTCAGGTAAGTTGCTTTCAAAGTTGCGATAGTCAGGGTTTGCACCACTGCTACGTCCGCTCCCTATGGGACTTACATTGCTAGGTATGTTGCTACTTTTAAAATATTTACGCCAGGTCATTTAGGATTCCGTGATTGTTATGTATTTATTGCTTTATACATTAACCATTATTTTCAGTACGCTACTAGTTATTCCAACTTAGATACTTTCTCGTCTGATCAGTCTGATTACTGGTGTTTGTAGCAATCGCTTCTAGTATTTCTCTGTTTCTTGTTTCGCTATCTTTTAATGCAGTTGTTAGCTCGTCTACTTTATTAATTAGTGTTTGAGCTGAGTTTTCAGACCGGGCACTTGTCTCTTCTATTTTTGTAACAATAGGTTCAACAAATTGTTGATTAGTATCATCAGTTGCACCATCATTGTTCTTCTCTTCTTTTAGTTTAGTATTGTCAACTATCCGCTTATTCAACTGCGCGGCACCTTGGGCATTCATATCCGTGATTGTTCCCGTGCCTGATGTTACAGGTGCACTGTAATTGATAGGTTGGTCTGATGAAGATTTGGGATCACCTTGTTGGGAATACCCACCCTGATTTTGTTCTTTGAACTTGTCTTCTGTGTTGACGCCTGGAATCAAATCTAGCATAAATTTTGTCATGCCAAACATGGCTTCGTTAACCATGTTGAGAGTTTTACTGTATGTTGGCAAAAAATCAGTGACCAGATCTTCCATTTGAACAGCAAACGACTGACTGTTTGTTATTATAGCGTTTGTTGTATTTGTGAGATCATCTGTTGATGCTCTGGCTCTTTCGGCGGCGCCTGCGGCTGCATCAACAGTTTTTTCATCATACAGGTTTCCTGTTATAATGCCGTTGATCATACCAGCGACTTCACTAATTACTCCGCCAATGCCTGCAGTTGCCGCTTGGTTAATAGCAACCTGTCCACTTCTGGCCATATCACGCTGTTCTTGTGATATTCTAGAAGTTATTTTTGCTTGTGCTTCCTGCGATTCACCCAGGGTCATGCTACTGTTGCGCACAATCTGTTCTGCTTCAGCTAATCCTTCTCGAGCCGCTTGGTTTTGGCTGAGGAATATGTTAGATGCCGCATCAACCACTGTGCCCAGGCTCATTTGTTCCATAAAGGCTTTTTGCAGTTCAGCTGGCATTGTTCTCATCACACCTTGGAATCTCTGCGCAGACTCTGGATCAAGTTGTGCCATTATGTCTGCCTGCATGCTTGCTACTCTGGCTCGCTCAGCCGCGGCTTTGGCATCTTCTTTGGTTAAGGTTCTCAGTACTGTTAAATCTTCAGCATACTGTGCAGTACCCAATGCTAATTCTTTTTGAGTCATGGTTCGCATTCGATCCTGGGTCATGCCTGCTCGTTGACTGCTCATGTACTCAGCAGTAAGTGCAATTTGATCTTCAAAGCCAAACCCTAAGTTAAGCATCTGCGTAGTTAGACTTTGCCCATTCTCATTGAAATTTGATGAGAACTCGTGTGCAACGTCAGAAATTAATCCAACACCGCCAGAAAAACCATAACCAAGATTGCGTACACTGTCACCTGCTTGTTGAATACCTCTAGTAAAAACATCCATGCTCATACCGGAACTATGTGCGGCATTGCGCATTTCTGTCATGCCATCAGCAAATATAGCACCCGACGCTGATAAGGTTCTAAAGTTGTCCACAGTTTGTGATAGTTCTTTACCAAACGTATCGTTTAATTTCTGTGCTATAGCCCCAATCACTGGGGCTAATGTCCCAATGAAACTTCCAGCGACCTTTATGGCTGCACCAGCAAGCATGGCCACTGGATTTAGTGTCTTCATACTTGCTAGCCCAACTTTCTCCAAGCCGGTGCTGACGCCTTCAGCCGCCCTGGTGAACAAATCAATAGCCCCTGCTGTGGTGTTAACAGCGGCGCCTATAGGATTGCTTGCAATTGATTTGTAATTGGTTGCATACGAAGTTGTTGCGCTGGCCAATGTTAGTGCAAATGTACCCATTAATCTGGTCACATCGCCAAACACATATCTTAGGTTACCTCCAGCGTCTGCAATATCTTTATTAATCGCCTCCGAGAACTGTGCCATAGATTCAGACACGTTGCGAGTTTTTCCTGCAACCATACCCATAGCAATAGAAGTTGCTTGGGCGCCTCTTTCGGTTCTACGTAGTGCGTCAGCGGCATCAGCACCTTGCCTACGTTGTTGTCCCATGTTTTGATTCATAGCTTGCAGTAACGCCTGCAAGGTGCTTTCTGTAGCGGCATTGTCTGCTGTTACTGTACCAATTTGTCCACCGATATTAATAGTTACTGCCATAAATTTGCACCATAAATAATTTTACTCAATTATATTTATAGGAATAAAAAACCACTATGATAACTACTCCATCAATTAATCCCTTAGCGAATCACTTTAGGCAACCTGCAATACATTTGCGATTGCCATCAGGGGGCAACAACTGGCCCACAGGCAGTTTAGACATGCCCGAAACTGGCGAGTTACCTGTTTATCCAATGACTGCTAAAGATGAACTAGTGCTAAAAACACCAGACGCATTAATGAACGGTGATGGCGTTGTTAGTGTTATACAAAGTTGTATTCCTAGCATCAAAAGTGCTTGGCTAATTCCTATATGCGACCTTGATCCTATACTGATTGCTATTAGATTAACCAGCTACGGCAACGACATGGAAATTTCATCATTATGTCCAAAGTGCAACGAAACCAATGAAAATTTAGTTGATTTAGGACAACTGTTGGATACATTACCACTGCCATCGTACCCCGATCTAACACATGAAAAACTTACTTTCAAGTTCAAGCCACAGAGTTTCCAGAGCTTGAATTCAATAAATCAAGCGAAATTCGAACAGCAGAGTTTGCTTAGAACTATTTCAAGCAGTGAGGTGTCCGATGATCAAAAACAATCAGAGTTCAAGAAACTATTGCCTAAAATCACAGAGTTAACAGTGCAGGCATTAATTGACGGGATCGAAAGTATTGTTGTTGATGATGTTGTTGTGTCAAATACTGCCCACGTAAGGGAGTTTATTGACAACTGTGATAGGAAAACGTACGAAACATTAAAGTCACATGTAGAAAAGATTGGCTTAGCAAACAAAACTCAAGATTTAGAAATTGAGTGTACAGAATGCAAAGAACCCTATAAAACAGAATTGGCGTTTGAAAACAGTAATTTTTTCGTCTAAGGCTTTTGACCATGTCACGTGATGACATGCTAGACTACTTTAACCAACTGGAAAATCAGTCAAAAGCCATAAAAGAAGAAGTATTAAAGTTGTGTTGGTATATGCGAGGTAGTATCTCGTACAATGAAGGTATGATGCTCAGTCCAGACGAACGAACTATGATCTCAAAGATAGTTAAAGATAATCTAGAAACAACTAAAAAGTCAGGAATGCCATTCTTTTAAGACTAACTTCGTTAGTCTGTTGATTTCGTTAGCACTCATCAACTTGTTTTTTATTGATATGTTTTTAGACGTTTCATCTAGATCATATGGTCACTCTTTGCCCAGGGCGGGCAAAAAAGTAAAACTGCTTCATCTGAGTATAACAGTCACTTAGCATTAGAGCATTACAGAGGCGGTTGTCCGGTA